CGACCGCGCCCCGATCGTCGGGGCGTCGAGGCGCTCCCCGCCGCGTGCGGGTCATGACACCGTGAGCGCGCGACGGACGAGGTCGGTGAGGATGCCGCGCACCTCGTCGGAGCGCATGATCACCATCAAAGAGACACGACAGACGAGTCTCCCCAGGTGGTGATGATCTCGGCTGCCGCGCCGGCCCTGGTGAGGCGAATCTGTTCGACCATGAGCCGCAAAGCACGGTTCTGCTCCGCGACGGTCATGCTCACCCACTGGCCGCGCAGCGAAGCGACCTGTTCAGCGGTGGGCCGTTTCGAGTGCGCTCTGCCGGCGGCGGCGATCGCCGCACGCAGCGGACCCATCTCCTGCTCGAGCTCGGCACGGATGCGCATGAAGGTCGTGTCGGGCAGGATCCCCTTCACGTTCTGCCGGCCCGCGGCCGCGAGCTCGGCTTCGAGTGCTTCCAGGTCGTGGTTCATGCGCGCGACCTCGGCGGCTTCGAGCGCTTCCCGGCGGCGCTGCGCGGGCGGCAGTTCCGGTTCGAACGTCATCAGCCAGTCCACGATGGGAGGCTCGAGCGTCAGCCCGGAGACGTACGCGCGCTGCGGGTGCTCCCGGGTGAGACGGTCGCCGCACAGGTACCCGCCGTACCACTTCCCTCCGGTGACGGCTCCCTTCCCGTGCATGTGACCGCCGCATTCGCACCTGACCAGCTGGGACAGAAGGTAGGGCGATGTGGTGGGTTTCGCGCCGGTGGTGCGGCGCCGTTCCCGTTCCCGCAGGTATTCCTCTCGGGTGTCCGCGCTGATGATGCCGTCGTGCGCGCCCGGGTAGACGGATCCCCGGTACGGGATGAGGCCGGCGTGGATCGGTGAGTCCATGACGGTGAACGGTCGCGCCCGGGTCCACGGCTTCCCGTTCGGGCCGGGGATGCCTTGCGTGTTCAGCCACTGCGCGAGCGCGGCGGACCCCTCCCCGGCGAGGTAGCGGCGGTACATCTCTACGACGACGGGCGCCTTCTCGGGGTCGGGTTCGATGCAGTCCTTCCCCCACAGCCACCCGAACGGGAGTCGCCCGGACGCGGGCAGGCCGCGGGAAAGGCGCCGTTGACGGATGTCCTCCCACACTTCCCCGATGAGTTCGGATTGGTAGGCGGAGAACTCGGTCATCACGCCGCGCGCGAATCGACCGGATGCGGTGGCGGTGTCGATGGGTTCCGTGGCGGCTTCGATGCGGCCTCCGGCGATGTCGGTCCGGTCGATCGCGAGCGCCCAGTCCTTCCGGGACCGGGATAGGCGGGACCACTTCCACAGGACGATGACGTCGGCGGTGCCCTGCTCGATTGCGTCCATGGTGCGCTGCACCGCGGGCCGCTTCCATGTGCGGCCGGTGATGCCGGGGTCCGCTTCGACCCCGACGACCTGGTATCCGAGCCGTTCGCAGTAGTCCCGGCACGCGGTCTCCTGCAGCTCGAGGCTGATCGACTCCTCTTTATATGTCGACTGGCGGAGGTAGATGATCGCGCGTTCGGGGGCGTTCGGAACGGCGCGGAGTCTAGGAGGCATGGACGGTCCTGTGGTGCCACTGCCCGGCGCCCATCCGGGCGCGGACGTAGGTGGTATCCCCGAGCCGCAGCAGCAGGGCCCGGTAGGCGTCGACGAGTTCGACGGTGACGGCCAGGTCGTGCGCCATGGACGGGCTGTGCCCGCCGCGGTGCCGTTCGGCTTCGGCGTACGCGTCGGGTGTGATGAGACGGAGCGCGGCCCATTCGTTCGCGCGACGCTCCTGCTTCGCGCGGACGGGGCCGTGCGGGCTGGGGTGGTCCTGGAAGACGTGGTGCGCGATCTCGTGCGCGAGGACGGACCGTGCGACCCGGCGGGGCATGCGCGGGTCGAGGCGGATCGTGGATGTCCCGTGATGGTACCCGCCGAGGTGGCGGCCTGCCTTTTCGATCACGGTGAGCCCCAGTTCCTCGGCAAGCTGAAGCAGGTCCTGCATTCGCGGTCTTCCCCCAGAAAGATCTACGAGTCGTACTTGTCGTCGGTGTCGCCCGGGTCGTAGTGGATCGACTCGGAGGCGACTTCGGCTAGATCCTCGGGGATGCCTCCGACAGGCGCCTTCGGGCGGATGTGGGTGATGTTCGATCCAGGCTCGCTGGTGTCCTCGATGTGCGCGGGTTCGGTGAGCGTCTCGGTGGCGGCGCCGGCCTGGATGCGGCGGAGGATCTCGGCGGACAGTTCGAGGTCGGTGTACTTCTCCAGGCCCCACTCGCGGGGCACTTCGAACCGGCCGATCTCGTCTGCGGTGAGGTAGCCGACTTCGGCGAGGGCATGGAGGGGGCTGTCGCCGAGGTTGCGGGCGACGGCGATGACAGTTTCGGCTTTCACTCCGCCGGTACCGCTGCGCCACTTGGAGAGCTGGCCGTCTGTGACGCCGGCGAGCTTCGCGAAGTCGGCTTGGCTGCGCTGCCCCATCCTCCGGTGAAGGTATTGGGCCCATCGCGTCCGGGTGTCTGCTTCTGACATGCCACCAACGGTACTCCGATATTGCATGCCTGCAATGACTTTTCTTGGGAGAACCTTGATTTTCCGCGGGCGACACGCCGCGACCGTGTAATGAGGGTTGCAACGCGGGAACTGATACATAGACTTTCTTGCATGAAAGATTCTTCGACGGGAGAAGGCCCCCGGATCACCCTGAACCGGGAGAACCTCGACCGCCTTCGCCGCGCGAACGGCATCGGAACCGAAGCGGAACTCGCCCGGATCCTGCAGGTATCCCCCACCACGCTGTGGCGCGTGTCGAACGGTGAGGTGGCCCCCTCCAACCAGTTCATCGCCCGCGCGCTCACGGCGTTCCCGCACACCCAGTTCGCGGTCCTGTTCACGGTTCAGCAGCCGGCGGCCGCGTGATGAAGACCCGCGAGCAGGCGCTACAGGACCTCTCCGACTTCCTCCACGAGGTCGGCGAGACCACCGCCCGTCTCACACCGAGACAGGCGGCAGAGCGGGCGTGGCATCCGGGCGGGCCGAGCATCGACGACCTGGAACAGCAGATCGCGCAGACGAGGGTGGCGCAGGCCGCCTGAGAAACGGAAACGGCGCCCCCTGGCCGGGACGCCGCCTCACAAGAAAGGAGCCAAGCAGGTGGCTCAGACATCAACGGTACAGGACCAGGTCAACGCGGCCGCGGTCGACAAGCTGTCCGCCGCGAGGGGAAAGAGCGAGGTCGCTCACTACTTCCTCGTCACCGAAGACCGGGACACGGTGAAGGCGATCGAGTGGATCGACAAGGCGATCACCGACCTCGAAGCGGCGAAGACCGAGATCACCGCCGGGGCCGCACGTGAGCTGCGCCGCCCGGTGGAGATCACGGAGCAGTTCGAAGGGGCGGACCTATGAGCGTCCTCATCGCACTCCCCCGTGAAGACGACCACGGGAACGTGCTGAACGCGCCGCACCCGCCGGTGCCCGCGCTGCGGCACGTGTCGGTCGGGCTGGTCGACCCGTGGGACGCGATGACCCCGGGAGAGCAGCAGGACCACATCGATGCGTGCCCGAACCTCTGCGACATCTGCGACGGGCGCCGCGCGTTCGGGATCTGCGCGTCGTGCGGTGGCGTGACGGAGGAGACCGGCGAGTACGACCTGTCCCGGTGCTGTGGTTCGCGGGTGCACTTCCCCGGCCCGGACGACGACGACCGGAGGGCTGCCTGATGGATTGGCGGACCGGCTCGGACGACTGGGAAGCGGAGCGTCGGCTTCTCGCCGAGGACGAAGCGTACGAGCGCGAGGACGACTGGCGCGAAGGGGACGAGTGGCAGGAAGAAGCCCTCACCGACACGGAGAGGAACCGCTGATGCCCGCTCCCCTGTTCATGATCGTCGCCGCTCTGGTGCTGGTCCTCCCGATCGCGCTCGCGAAGGGCGGCCACAACGGCGCCACCGTCGTCGGCGTGATCCTCGTCATCCTCGCGATCGTCCTCACGATCGCGACCGCACCCTCCCGGAAGTGACCCCGTGATCTACCTCCACGACAAGATCCTCCCCGAGCAGACGCCCAGCACGGCCGCCGAGCTCGACGACCAGCAGCTGCGCGTCACCACCCGCGAGTACCGGGAGCACCGCGCGCACTACGCCGCGATCGCCGCATATCTCCTGAACCTCGGCGAACGGTTCGTCCCCGAAGCCCGCGAGTTCGCCGCCGAGTTCGCCCGCCTCACACTCGCTGTCGACATTCTCAACACCGAGGAGCGCGCCCGTCACTCCGTGCCCGACCTGATCGTCTCTCTCCAGGCGGTCGCCGCTATCCACGCCGAACGGATGCACCCATGAACGCGTACACCGTCGTCTGCGACGGCACCGACCGTGACCTTTGGCTCGAGAAGCGCCAGGGAGGCGTCACCGCGACCGACATCGCGCGCCTCGCCCGCGGCGGCGCGAACACGTGGGCCGCCGTGCACGCCGAAAAGGCCGGCAAAGAACGGCACTTCACGAACGCGGCCATGGAGCACGGCAAGACCCGCGAGCCCGTGATCGCCCGGTTCGCGCAGACCATGTACGGCCTCTACCACTCGACCGCGCTCCTCGCCTGGAACCCAGAAATGCGGTTCCTGGCGACACCGGACCTCCGCGGCGCGGGGAAGCACAAGGTCGGCGACATCAAGACCACAGTCCACGACTGGAACAGCCTCGACGACGTCCCCGGCCGGTACATCGACCAGCTGCTGTGGCAGATGCTCGTCGTCGGCGAGAAGCACGCGGCGCTGATCTTCGAGCCCCACGAGAACGGGATCCCGCTCTACCCGACCCCGAAGATGCTCGTCGTCGAGTGGGATTCCGCGCGGGTCGCGAAGCTTCAGGAGACCGCGTACGAGTTCCTCGCCGAGGACGACACACCGGACGAGGACGCCGCGACTCTCGACGCGCTCCTCACCGATGCGGCGATGCGGAAGGAACTCGCGGACGCTGCGGCGCTCTCTTACCAGCGTGCCGCCGCGGCGATCGAGGAGTACCTCGGCGGGAAGCCGCGCCGGTTCGCCGGGTCGGTCGCGTCCCTCACCCGCTCGGCCGACGGTGTCTCGACGACTCTCGACACCGCCCGCCTCAAGAAGGACCGCCCCGAGATCGCTGCGGAGTACACCCGCACCGCCCCGCGGAAGGGCGCGCTCCGCATCACCCTCCACACCGACCAGGACGACCAGACAGGAGCAGCAGCATGACCGCCGAGATCGTCGGCCCCGAGTCCACGCTCAGGGCGCTACGCGAGCCGTTCAAGCCGGAGCAGATCGACAAGCTGCCGAAGATCCTGTCTCGCGACGACAAGGACCGCGGCAAGTGCACGCCTGGCTCGAAGTACACCGCTGACGGGCACACCTGCAACGGCTACCACGCCCGCGCCGTGCACCTCGACTACGTCGGCCACGCGCAGGTCACCGCCCGTCTTCTCGACGTCGACCCACTGTGGACGTGGGAACCGTTCGCGATCGATGACCGTGGTCTGCCCGCACTCGACCCGAACGGCGGGCTGTGGATACGGCTGACCGTCGCAGGGATGACTCGCATCGGGTACGGCGACGCGCAGGGGAAGAACGGCCCGAACGCGGTCAAGGAAGCGATCGGAGACGCGCTGCGCAACGCCGCGATGCGGTTCGGTGTCGCGCTCGATCTGTGGTCGAAGTCGGACCTCGGCGCCGCGGCGGACACGCACGCCGCCCGCGAGTGGGTGATCGAGGCCCAGGCTGCCGAGAACGTTGACGCGATCCGTGAGATCTGGAAGCAGGCCCGCGCGGCCGGCGCCGACGTCGACACCCTCGACAAGATCACCGTCCTCGCGACGGAGCGCATGGACACGGGGGCGTGATGAACGACATCGCGAACATGTCGTCGGGCGAGCTCATCGAGTACAAGCCCGTCTCCCCGATGGAACTCGAACTCATCATCCGCGAGCTCGGCGACCGCCTCGAGCACGCCGTCCCCGTCCTCCGCGATCTGTGGGCGAAGCGGTACGCCGCCGAGCGCGCGTTCATCGAGGGCCACGCGAAAGCGATGCTGCAGTCCAAACAGTCAACCGTCGCGATGGCACGGAAGGAAGCGGACATCGCGACGCTCGGTCTGAAGCGGGACTTCGATGACGCGAAGGAGATCCTGCACGCCGCGGAGGCGCTGCAGAAGGCTCTCGCCGCGAAGCTCATGGGCTACCAGAACCTCAACAAGGCGCACATGCAGGCGTACAGCGCGGGAGGTGTCGGGCGATGACTTCCCCACTGATCCACCGAGAGGCAACCCGCCGCGTGCACGTCCGGTACAAGGTCGAAGCGATCGTAGAGACCTTCCTCACGGTGTCGGACCAGCAGGTCCGCGAAGGACTCGACCTCGATCCCGACGAGGAGATCACCGACGACGTGCTCGCTGAGTACGTCACCGAGACGACCGACGAGTCCGTGTGGGACCTCCGCAGCATCGAGTTCTGGGATCAGCTCGACGAGGTCGATATCGGCGAGGAGACGACGCACATGGTCGCGCCGCCGACGTTCGTTCCCCTCCCCGGGATGGAGGGACTGTGAGCCACCCGTTTCCGGCCCGGTACGACGGCGTCTGCGCGGCGGGATGCGAGAACCGCATCCACCCCGGCGACATCGTCCGCTACGAGGACGACCGGCTCGTGCACGACGAGTGCGCCCCGAGGCCGGACCCGCTCGATCTGCGCCCGTCCGGAGGTCGTCTGCGGCACCTGCTGGCTGGTGAAGCCCTGCCGATGTGACGACTGACCCCGAGACCGGGGACCGAGGTGTTAGCCGCACCTCGGTCCCCACACACCGAATCGACCCCCTCCTGGCAGAGAAGGAACGAACGATGCACGACAACAATGCGGCACCAGCCGCAATCCCCGCAATCCGCGGCGGCATCCCGTGGCAACACATCCAGTTCACAGAGACGTGCTGGCTGTGGACCGGCCCGCGAAACAAGGGCTACGGGAAGTTCGCTGGGACCACAGCACACCGCGCCGTCTACGTCCGCAGCGGCAACACGATCCCGGCAGGGCTGGAGCTGGACCACCTCTTCATGAAGCCGCTCTGCGTCAACCCGGCGCACCTCGAACCGGTCACGCGCGCGGAGAACGCCCGCCGCCGCGCCGCCGCGCTGGTGAAGTGCGTCAACGGGCACGCCTACACGCCCGCGAACACCTACATTCGCCCCGACGGTCACCGCGACTGCCGCGCCTGCATCCGCCGCCGCGTCGCCGCGTACAAGCGCCGCCAGACGATCGGGCAGGCCGCGTGAGCGCCCGGTGCGCCGGCGTCGACCGGTACGTGATCACCACGCCTGCCGGGGAACCGGTGATCCAGACGAACAGCCCGGAAGCGGCCGCGCACTGGCAGGCGAAGCTCGGCGGCCAGGTCATCGACCGTGAGGCGGTGGCTGCCTGATGCCGCTGTCGTTCGCTCCCATTGAGCCTGTCGAGGTCGACGGGGAGAAGAAGTGGAACGCCCGCTGCCGCGCCTGTGGTGAGTGGGTGTGCGAAAAGCCGCAGGCAGTGAAGGCCGCAGTCGACTACTCCCGACGCATCCATGGCCCGGAGAAGCTCTGCACGCGAGGTGACGCATGACCGGCCGCGTCTGCTCGAATCCGGACTGCGCGCGCCCCGTTACGGCGCGCGGCATGTGCCGGATGCACTACCTCCAGAAGTGGCGGGAGGGCGCGCACACGGATGCACCCACGCGCGAGAAGCGCGCGCACCGCTGCCCCGACGACCACCCGCACGACCTCGAGACATGCTGGGCGACCCACGGGTGCAGGTGCCAGCGGTGCTCTCACCTGCGGAAGATGGAGCGCCAGCGCCGCCGCAATCGGATGATGGCGTACGGGCGCTGGGAAGGTCGCGCGACAATACCGGTCGAGCCGGTGCGTCGGCACGTGCTGGAGCTGCGCGCCGCCGGCGGGTTCGGGCTCGAGCGGATCGCACGCGCGGCCGGCGTCGGCACGGGCGTCGTGTTCGACGTCGTGTACGGGCCGCGTGGCTCTCAGAAGGACCGCCGCGCGGAGCGCATCACCCGCGCCAGCGCGGAGAAGATCCTCGCGCTCACTCCCGAGCGCATCGACCCCGCGTTCGCTGAGGGGCGCGGCACGTCGCGCCGCCTGCAGGCGCTGGTCGCGATCGGCTACACCGAGTCGTATCTCGCGGAGCGTCTCGGCGTGCTGGTGGGCAACCTGAGCCCGCTCGTGATGAATCGGCGCCCCCGGGTCATGGCGACAACGCACACGGCCGTCGCGGCTCTGTTCGAGGAGCTCTGGTCGACGCGCCCGGAGGGGCCCCGTGCGGAGCGTGCGCGTCGCCTCGCCGCCGCGCACGGCTGGCTGCCGCCGCTGGCGTGGGACGACATCGACACCGACCCGACGCCCGAGGGCGACGTGGTGAAGCAAGGCCGCGCGTCCGCTGATGAAGTTCTCGATGACGTCGAGTTCCTCCTGGAAGCGGGTGAGTCGCCCGAGCAAGTCGCGGCGACGGTTGGCCGGAAGATCGGGACGCTCGCGAAGCTCGCCGAACGCAATGGCCGCCGTGACCTCGCGTCCGTGTTCTGGGCCATCGACAAGAAGGTGGCCGCCTGATGGACGTCTACGACATCGCCCGCGTGACCCCGTCCGCTGAGATGCAGTGGTCGATCGAAACGCTGATCGCCCCGGAACCGTGGGTGCAGGACGCGCTCTGCGGCCAGACGGACCCGGAAGCGTTCTTCCCTCCGAAGGGCAGCGCCGCGACCGACGCGAAGAAGGTGTGCGCCAGGTGCGACGTGCGTGCGGAATGCCTCGACTACGCGCTTCGCACGAACCAGCGGTACGGGATCTACGGCGGCCTCAGCGAGCGTGAACGGCGCAAGCTGCGGAAGGGCGGTACTCATGATCGCCGCTGATTTCTTCTCCGAGGCTGCCCGATTCTGGGCCAAGGTCGACCGCACCGGTGAGTGCTGGAATTGGCTCGGGGAGAAGAACAACCACGGGTACGGGCGGTTCGCGTTCTGGCAGGACGGGCGACGGGAACGGGTCCTCGCTCACCGCATGGCACTCGCTCTCACGGGAACCCCGCTCGCACCCGACATGGTCAGCCGCCATACGTGCGACAACCCAGCGTGCGTCCGTCCTGATCACATTGTCGGCGGAACACAGGCGGAGAACGTCAGCGACGCTGCCGAGCGCGGGCGCCTCGACCTGCACGGGCTGACGGCCGAGATCTTCAAGGTGTGCCGCACGTGCGGGGTCGCGTTCCGGGGACGCCCTAACCGTCGGTACTGCGATGAACACCAGCCGGGCCGACGGAAGGATGCGTCATGACCGCCCCGGCCCCGACTCTGCTGGAGCAGGCGACGATCGACCGGCTCGGGATCTTCGACGAGGAGATCCTGCGCGAGCTCGCGGAGCACGCCGACCAGCCTCTGGAGTGCTCGATGCCGTCGTGCGCGAAGCCGTCCGCGTGGCGGGTGTCGATGCGCTGCTGCGACGCGTCGGCGGAGTTCTGCGATGGTCACGGGCGCCGGGTGATCCGGAAGATGCGTCGCCGTCTGGCGCGGCCTGGTGTGCCGACGTGCACGATGTGCGAGCACGAGTTCCCGAAGGGGGCCACGTTGGAGGAGATCGCAAGGGTGGTGCGGCGATGAGCGCCCCTACCCCGGCGGTCCGGAAGGCGACCGTGACCCGCGACCAGTTCCGATGCGTCCTCTGCGGCGCGACCACCGCGCTCGAGTGGAACCACCGGGCCGCGGTCGGGATGGGCGGTAGCAAGCACCGTCCCGGCGCGGTGGAGGGCGTGATGCTCTGCACCCGCTGCAACACCGACATCGAGTCCGTCGCGGACCTGATGAAACTCGCGCTCTCGTACGGCGTGAAGATCCGCAAGTGGGCGGACCCGGTGAAGGTCCCCGTCTTCTACCCGCACGAGCACCAGTGGTTCCGCCTGGAGGGGCTGGACCGTCACCCGATCACCGCTGTCGTCGCGCTCGACATGATGCACGACGTCTACGGCGACGAGTACTTCGAATGGAGGGCTGCCTGATGCCTCGCGACCCCCGTCTGTACATCACCCTGCCGATCGACATTCATCGGCACCCGAAGCTCCGCAACCTCTCTGCGGAGGCGAAGTGGGCGTTCGTTGAGATGAACATCGAGGCGATCATCGCTGGCAACGATGGGCGCTTCTCGGCGGAGGATGCCGAGTTCCTGTGGGCACCGGAGATTCTCGCGGCGTTGGTCGCATCGCACCCGTCGCGCCCGCTGGTTTGTCGCGACGGGAACGGCGGCGACTACGTGATCCGTGAGTTCGCGCAGCACCAGATGACGACCGCCGATCGCGAGAAGCGGGCGGAAATAAGCCGCGCGAACGGCGCGAAGGGTGGCCGCCCTCGCAAGAACCCGGAAGGAACCCACCCGAAACCCAGCCGGGTTTCTCTTGGAACCCAGGCCGAACCCGCGGGAACCCGGTCAAAAGCAGAGTCAGAGTCAGAGTCAGAGTCAGAAGACTTCTACTCACCTTCTAAGAGTCAGTCCAGTAGTAGACGCGCGAGCGTTTTGACTGACGCGATCGAAGTCCCGGAGATAACCCGCCGCCTCGCAGCACAGAAGGGCATCACGTCCCTGCGGGCGGTCGTCGACTCGATCCACCGGCACACGGGCCTGCGGGTCGACGCGAACGGCGCGTTCCAGGTCGCGACGTCGCTGCTGGATCGGGCGAAGGAGTTCCCGAAGGCGCCGGCCCGGTACGTGTCGCGGGCGATCGAGCAGTCGCCGATCGAGGTGCAGCAGTTCATCCACGAACACGCACTGGAGGTGGCCTGATGGTCGCGGTCGAGGTGCAGGCGTCGCCGGGCCGCCCGGTCGAGCACTCGCACGCTGATGAGTGGGCGGCGGAGTGGATGCGGAACATCCAGGCGTCGCGGTACCGGCGGGCACGGATCCGTGCGGAGCGGTCGTTCCCGTCGCCGTGGGGCGAGCAGCTGCAGGCAGAGCGGGACTACGACCAGGAGACAGAGCAGCTGCGCCGGTTCGTCAGCTCTAACCCGTTCTCGGTGGAGGTGGGCCGTGCGGTGGTGTGACGGGTTCGCGGAGTACCTGCAGTCGTACGAGGTGCGTCTGCACCGGCGGTTGAACACGTTCGGCGGTGTGGTGTGGCCGGATTCGTTCCCGGGTCTGATCGGTCCGGAGCGTCAATTACAGATCGCCTTGGCGGCGATGGGAAGGAAGTCATCGTGAGGATCCTCACCGTTCGGCAGCCGTGGGCGTGGGCGATCATCCACGGCGGGAAGGACGTCGAGAACCGAGTCCGCAACATCGCCGGTGCGTACCGCGGGCCTGTAGCGGTCCACGTCGCCGGGAAGTATGCAGAGGGCGGTCTCGACCTCGCGGCGCTCGACGACGCGTGCGCGGACTGGTGCGAGGCGAACGACCCATGTGTGGGTAAGCAGCACCCGTGGCAGGCGAACGTCGGGAAGATCATCGGCGTCGTCGACCTCGTCGACGTGCACCGCCCGCTCTGGGACGGCTCGTGCAGCACAGAACGCGAGGGCGCGTGCTCGCCGTGGGCTGAGATCGGCGGCTGGCCGTGGCATCTCGTGCTCGCGAACCCGCGCCCGCTCGCTGAGCCGATCCCTTACCGGGGTGCGCTCGGCCTGCGGACGCTCGACGACGACACGACCGCGCGGATCCTCGCGCAGATCGGAGAGACAGCATGAGCCTCGTCTACGAAGACGATTACGTGCGGCTGTACCAGGGCCGCTGGCAGGACCACGACATCGCCGCGATCGCCGGGCAGGCGGTGGATGCGATCGTAACCGATCCGCCGTACGGCGAGACGAGCCTGGAATGGGATGCGTGGCCGACCGGGTGGCCGTCGGACGCGGCCGAGCTGACGAACGCGCTCTGGTGCTTCGGATCGTTCCGGATGTTCCACGATCACGCGCCCGAGTTCGCGGAGTGGAAGCTCTCGCAGGAGATCGTCTGGGAGAAGCACAACGGGTCAGGGTTCCACTCTGACCGGTTCAAGCGCGTGCACGAGCTCGCGGTGCTCTGGTACCGGGGCGACTGGGAGAACCTGCACCACGTCACCCCGACAACGCCGGACGCGACGCCGCGCACGGTGCGGCGCAAGACGCGCCCGACGCACACGGGGAACATTGAGGCGTCCGCGTACAGGTCGGAGGACGGCGGGCCGCGGCTGATGCGGTCGGTCCAGTACGTGCGATCGGAGCACGGCCGCGCGATTCACCCGACTCAGAAGCCCGAGGGCATCGTCGCGCCGCTGATCGAGTACAGCGTGCCTCTGGGCGGCCTGGTCGTGGATCTGTTCGCGGGGTCGGGCACGACCGCCGCAGTCGCTCGATCGCTCGGGCGAAAGTGCATCGCGTTCGAGCTCCGCAAGGACTACGCGCAGGCGGCGGCCCAGAGGCTCGCACAGCAGCCACTCGACTTCGCCGCGCTCGAACTCACGAGCGACGAGGCGACCGCGCGGATCCTCGCGCAGATCGGGGGCGCTCCGTGACGATCCTCTGTGTTGCGACATCAGGTCTCCCCGGCATCCCCCCGTGTGGCCGGCACCTGGAGTCCTGCCTCGGCGACTGCGCCGGGTGTGATCCTCGCACTGCGGAGCGTGGGTTCCTGTGCGGGTTCCACTTCGACCGCCTCGAGCACGCGTACTCCCGGTGGGACGAGTGGGTGCGGGCCGTGCATCAGCTGGAAGGGGCGCGGGCGGTGCAGCGGGACACCGCGGGGGTCCGCACGCGGGCGGAGGGGCACGTGAACCTGACCGGCGTGTACCTCGCACTGGACGAGTGCGAACGACTCCTCGCCTCGTCTGCGGGGCATCCGTCGCTGGAGATGTGGGCGGGCACCCCGGAGGGCGCGGCCGACGCTGTCGGGTTCGCGTTCGCCGCGGAGCGCGCGTACCGGTCGCATGAGGTCCGGGAGCGGTCGCACCGGATCAAGCGGGTCCGGTGCCCGGAGTGCTCGCAGCTCACGATGATCTGGCGTCCGCCGCCGGTGTTCGGGGGGCATGTGACCGTCGTGTGCTCGAACGACGAGTGCTCGCACGTGATGGATCAGGACTCGTACGAAGCGATCGCAGCGATCGAAGAAACCAGGAGGACAGCATGACCGCACTCGAAGAAGCCCGCGCCGCAGAACGCGGCCTCACCATCACCATCGACTTCGCCGTGCGAATGGGTGGATGCCCTACGCGGGAGATGTACGCCGCGCGCGACGCTCTCCGCGCTCTGATCGCTGAGCACGAGCGCCTGACCGCCCCGCCCACAGACGACACCATCACGGTTGTCGCTTCATTCCGGTCGGAGCCGTTCACGGGATCGAACGGAGTGAGCGTGGTCTACGTAACGCCCTACGCCACCATGCCGCCGTCGCTGATGGTCGATGGGTTGATCCTCCCGCCGAGCAGCGTGACGGCGTTGCGTGAGTTCTTCCGCCGTCGGCGACCGATCACCGACGCGCAGGTGGAGGCCGCCGCACACGCGCTATTCGATGCGAGCCAGGAACTTGATCAGGACAACGACTGGAGCGATCCGCTGCCCGACGAATGGCGTGAAGCGTGGCGCGACGCGGCCCGCGCCGTGCTTGAGGCCGCTAGGGAGGCTGACCGATGACGGGGCAGACCGGAGACAAGTCGCGGACGCACTGCCGTGAGTGCCGCGAGGGAAGCGTCATGACCGGGCAGGTGCATCTCGCTCTCGCCGGTGATACGTTCAGCGCCCCCTGCCGTCGCTGTGGCAGACACCTGCATCAGATGAGCCGTGACGACGACTTCACCCTCGACCCGGACACCGCAACCTGCGAGGTGACCAGATGACCTCGAAGGGCGCCGTGCTGTATGTCGCGATCGAGTGCGACACCGTCTCCGACGCGCAGACCAGCCTCCGCCGGTTCATCACCGCCGGCCTGAACACCGACAGCCCGAGGGTGCATGTCTCCATCGGAGAACCCGACACCCTCCACACGAAGGAGCAAGCATGAACATCAGAGAAGCCGAGGCGGGGATCCGGGCGATCCTGGCCGCGATCGACGACGAAGCACTACCCGAGCCCGACAAGATCGAGGAGCACCGGGGCGCGACCATTGCCTGGTTCGGCGGCACAGGCCACCACCTCGACACCGCACGCCGCGGCGACACACTCGATCCCGACGTGCACCGCGCCCGCGGCATCTGGCAGGCGATCGAGAGGGAAGCCGTCTACCGGCTCGACACGCAGCGCGCCGCCGCGCGAGCGGAGGGCGACCGATGAAGGTGAAGGCGACATGGCACCACGTGATCGCGGTCACACGTGAGGTCGAGATCGACGAGGAAGCATTCACGGAGTGGAAGGACCGACGGTACGGCCCCGGCGCCGACACCGAGCTCGCACTCGCCGTGTGGATCGACACTCAGGACGCTGAATTCACTGCCGAGGTGTTCTCGGACTGGCGGACCGGCGACCCCCTGCCCGGTGACTTCGAGCTCTCGTTCTCCGACGTCATCGACGCGCAGATCGTGGCCGAGGACGGAGGCGAATGATGGAGACGTGCCACTACGCGGAATGCCCGGACCACGCAGAGAGGAGCACGCCGTGACCCGCATCGAGGACCAGCACCACCTCACCTACCTCACCCAGTGGATGGGCGACCCGCAGCTGCCGCTCCAAGTGGCCCGAGCCCGCTATGACGTCCCGATGCCCCGCTCGTGGGAGGTGTTCGCACGCGAGACGCCGACATGCGATGTGCCGATCGCGGAGTTTACCGAGTGGGCGGAGGCACAGAAGTGGGCGGACGCGATGTCCTGCTGGGCCGCCGCCAACGGCGCGGACGTGCGCCGATACAAGCACGGGTACTGGCCGAGCGGCCGCTGGGGCGGCATCGGCTACTTCGACCGCAACGGCGGGTACCACGAGCTGCCCGATCCCGAACCGGCCGAACAGCAGGAGGCCGCGTGAAGGAGTGGATCACCGTCGCCGAAGCCGCGTCAGCGTTCGCGAGCCGCCTTCATCGCACCGGTGTGACTCATCCCCACGGCCGCACCGATCTCGCGCCACGAGTGCCCGGCCGCGTGCGCCTGCCGCATGAGCTCAGCGCGCCGCGCCGGCATCGCATCCATGCGCGCCTGGAACGCCTTGAGCGCCTCGATCGTGTCATCCGTCACGGTAACCAAGGTTACCAGACGTGCTATTCTGGAAACCAGAGTTACCACACCTCAGGAGTCCCCATGAGCTTCGAGATGTACCGCTGCCCCGCCTGCAACGTCGTGTCACCCGCGTTCGACGGCGCCCCGTTCCAGTGCCGCAACGACAACTGCGGCGAGGACGCCGAGAAGCGCGCGAACCCGCCCGACCACGAGACCCGCGAGGGAGTCATGCGCGACCACGCGCTCGTGTACTACCTCGCCCTCGGCAACCGCGTGAAGATCGGCACCACCACCGACCTCCCCGGCCGCATGAAGGCCGTCCCCCACGAGGAGCTCGTCGCATTCGAGTTCGGCAGCTACACGCAGGAACGGAACCGACACCAGCAGTTCGCGCACGCCCGCATCACCGGAGAATGGTTCGACCGCTCAGACCCGGAACTCGCCGCGTTCATCGAGACCCTGCGAGCGGACCTCGAGTTCCCCGACGACGTATCCAGGTCAGCAACCCGCGCCGTCAAGCGCCGCCTGTTGGGACTCGCCTGATGAGCGCCGTGAAGCCGTGGGTCAACGTCGCCGAGGCTCGCCGCCTCACACGCCGCTCGGCGCGCACTCTCCGACGATGGCGCGCCGAGGGCCTCGTCCGCTGGCACTATGACGAAGACGAACTCACGATCCTCATGAACACCAGCGATCTCCTCATCACCAGCGACACGAAGAGCGCCTACACGACACGCCCAACGTTCGGACGGTGAGCTCCACAATGTGACCCATGTGTCCGGGGGACTATGGAAACGTGGCCTGAGAAGGCCCCCAAGAACTACAAACCCCCGAGTGAGCCCCGGTCACCCCCAGGACCGGGGCTCACCCCCTGGTACTTAGGCTGGCTGCGGGAGAAGCCCACCGAGCGCGAGCCAGTGCGCCAGCGGGCTCCCCTGCTCGATCAGCGGTCGATGACTGAGCTGCCCGGCTGTGCACCGCCTGCGGTCAGCCGGAACGCCACCGCAAGGTCCCTCAGCCTTCCCGACTCGACCGCGAGCCCGTGCGTGCTGGATTCCTCACGGATCTCCGCGACCGCATCCGTGATCGCATCCATCAACGCGATGTACGCCTTCTCCTTCGCACCCGAGGTGCTATTCGATTCAGTGGCCATTGCCATTCCTTTCCCCCGAGTCCCACGCTCGGAGCCGACCAGACTACGGCTGACCACCGACACTCCACCGGGCAAGAGGCCCTAACGAGGTGATCCCACATGGCGCGTTCACCGATGAACCAGGAAACGCGCACCAAGGCTCGTGAACTGTTCGACGCCGGCTTGAGCCGTAACGCGATTGCCCGCGAGCTCGACCTTGACCCGGCGACGGTCACGCGCTGGGCGAAGTCGGAGGGGCTCGAGTTCGACCGCGCGGCGACCGCGAAGGCAACGCAGGCTCGGACGGTCGACCTCGCCGCCGGTCGGATCCGGCTCGCGGAGAAGATGCTGGCCGCGTCGGAGGCGATGCTGGACCGGATCGATGAGCCGTACCTGGTGTACAACTTCGGCGGCAAGGACAACGACTACAACGAGCACGAGCTCGACTCCGCGCCGGTGGAGGTGCGGCGGAACATCATCACGACCGCGGGGATCACGTTCGACAAGCTGTCCCGCATCGTGGAGCGGTCTGACACGGGCCTCGAGCAGGCGGTGGGTGTGCTGGATCAGATCGCGGACGGGTTCCGTGCCGCTGCGGAGCGGTACAGGTCGGAGACGTCAGCTGATGCTGCTGAGTGACGTCGAGCGGCTGGTGTCGCGGGCGCAGATCTTGTCGGTGGTGGATGCGGCTCAGCACAAGCTGGCGCTCTGGTACGGGTCGGTGTCGGCGGGGAAGACGGTCGCGTCGCTGTTCGCGTTCCTCCTGGCTGTCGCGGTCGCCCCGCGGACGGGGATCATCGTGGTCGTCGGGCGGACGTTGCAGACGATCTACCAGAACGTGTTCGTGCTGTTCCAGAACACGGCGATCTTCGGGTCGCTGATCTCGTCGCAGATCCACTACACCCCGGGTGCGTCGACCGCGCGGATTCTGGGCCGTGAGGTCATGGTGATCGGCGCCTCGAACAAGGAAGCCGTGGGCCGCATCCAGGGTGCGACGGTCGCGCTCGCGTACGTTGACGAGGCCGCCCTGCTCCCGGAGGAGTTCTGGAACATGCTGGTGTCGCGTCTCCGCGTCGCCGGCGCCCGCCTCCTCGCGACGATGAACCCCGCCTCGAGGAACCACTGGATCCGGAAGAAGTGGATCGTCCCCGGCGTCGAGAAGAACCTGGTCTCGTTCCACTTCACGATGAAGGACAACCCGAACCTGTCGGCTGAGTACATCGCCGACATGGAGCGGTCGTTCTCCGGCGTGTTCTACGACCGGATGATCAAGGGCGAGTGGACGAACGCTGAGGGCGCCGTGTACCCGATGTGGGACCCGAAGCGTCACGTCATCCCGTTCGAGCAGCTCCCGCCGCTGCGGGACGTGATGGGCATCGGGATGGACTACGGCACCACGAACGCGACCGCTGCGCTCATGCTCGGCGTCACCGACGAACCCAAGCCGCGCCTGGTGCTGATGGACGAGTGGCGGTACGACCCCCGCGACCACGGCGACGTCCGCCTCACCGACGCCGCGCTCTCCAAGCGGTTCCGGGGCTGGCTGTCGAAGGATCACACCCCGTACCCGCTGACCGTGCACCCCCGGTTCCTGATGCTCGACCCGGCCGCCGCGTCGATGCATCAGCAGCTGCACCAGGACCTGCGCGGCACCGGCTTGTCCCCGTGGCCGGCGGTGAACGACGTGCTCCCCGGGATCAAGACGATCGCGAACGCGCTCGACAACGACCAGCTGATCGTCACCGACCGCTGCCAGGGGTGGATCTCGGAAGTCACCGAGTACCGGTGGGACAAGAAGGCGACCGACGAAGGCGAAGACGAAGTGGTCAAGGAAGACGACCACTCCCTCGACGCCGGCCGGTACATCACCCACTCGACCGTGAACTACTGGAAGCCGCAACTCGCGGCCGCCTAACCCGAAGGGGGTCCCACTGATGCCGATCCCCGCACAGAACACGCCGTGGCCGCCGAAGCCGTGGGATGTCGCGTACCAGGCGTACGCGGAGAACGAAGCCTGGTGGACGGGTGACACGAAGGCGCTCGAGCAGTTGTACGGTCGTGACCGGGCGGCGGCGACGCACACCCGCCGGGGTGAGCCGATGCGCGGCGGGCTGGTGGGCGCGGCGGCGCGGATGTTCTGGGGGCGCCCGGTCCCGGCCGGTGAGAACCGTGCCCGCATCCACGTGCCGGCCCCTGCGGATCTGGCGACGCTCGCGTCGGACCTGGTGTTCGCGGAGCCTCCGGAGGTGCAGCTTCCGAAGAAGCAGGCCGGCGGGACCGCGGACGCGTCGTCGAAGGCGCAGAACCGGCTCGACCTGATCGCGAACGGTGATGAAGCGCACGCGATGTTCTCCCAGATGGGTGAGCTGAAGTCCGTGTTCGGCGCGACGGCGCTCGTCGTCCGCTGGGACACCGAGGTCGCCGATCATGTGTGGCTGGAACCGTCCGCCGCGGACGTCATCATCCCCGTGTTCCGCTCCGGCCGGATGGTCGAGGTGACGCTGTGGTCGCAGTACGTGGACGGGTCGAAGTACCACCGGCACCTCGAGCACCACACGGTCGGCGCGATCGAGCACGCCCTGTTCGAGGGCACGGAGACGAACCTGGGCCGTCGTGTGCCGCTGCAGGAACGCCCCGAGACGGCGCTGTACGCGGACCTCGTGAACGACGCGTCGATCATCCCGACCGGCATCGACCGGCTCACCGCGGTGTACAACGCGAACATGCCGACCGCGGCATGGCGGAAGAAGGGCGTCCTCGCGTACACGGGCCGTTCCGACTTTGCGCAGCTGCACCCGCTGTTCGACTGGCTCGACGAGGCGTTCTCGTCGTGGGTGCGTGACCTGCGTCTCGGCGCGGGCCGGATCCTCGTCCCTGATGCGGCGCTCGACGTCGGCCAGATCGGGCAGGGCGCGTCGTTCGACATGGGCCGTGAGGTGTTCGCGGGGCTGAACATGCCCGGCGACCCGTCGAAGATGATGATCGACAAGGTCCAGTTCGACATCCGTGTCGAGGAGCACGAGCGCACCGCGTTCGCGATCTACCGGGAGATTCTCCGGAAGGCGGGGATCAGCCAGTCCGCGTGGGGCGACTACTCGGGCGACGGGCAGGGCTCGGCGATGACCGCGACGGAGATCGACGACCGTGAGAAGGCGTCCGAGCGCACCCGGGACAAGAAGATCCTGAACGAGCGGGTCGCGATCGCCCGGGCCGCGTCGGTCGCGCTCGAGATCGACGGGCTCGTCTTCCCCGGCAAGGGCGGCGGACGGTACGACGCCCCGACGGTGGTGTTCCCGGACGTGTCGCAGGAGGACCCGGAGCGGCTCGCCCGGACCCTGTCGCTGCTGGACGCGGCTGGTGCGATCTCCACGGAGCAGAAGGTGCGCCGCGCGAACCCGGACTGGGACGACGACCAGGTCGGCGACGAGGTCACCCGGATCCGCGCCGAGCGAACCGTGCCCGACCCGTACACCTTCACCGGCGACGACCCCGACGAGGATTCCCGCGAGATCGTGGAGTCGTAGCCGTGTGGCTGCTGTGGTCCCTGATTGGAGCAGTGGCCGGCGGGATCGTGCTCGCCTGGGCCGTGCTCGCGGGGTGGGGGCTGTGGATGTACTGGCGCAAGCTCCGCGGGGACTTCGAATGAACCCGCCTCCCTGGATGATGCGGCAGAAGCGCCGCGAACTCGCCCGCGGTGTGGTCACGGGGCTCCTCGTCGTCGCCGTGCTGCTCTGGGGCATCTACAGCTGAGGGGGCATCGTGGCGCTGTTCGTCCCGAACCCCGAAGCCGAGTCCGTCGAGGAGATCATCGAGCAGCTGTCCCTCGAGCTTGCCCGCGCGTACCGGGAAGCTGAGGACGAACTGATCCGGGAGATCGCGATCCGCGCCGCCCGTGACATGGACCTCGCCGCCGGTCTCCCCGTTCCCACGTTCGGGCTCACCCCGGAGAACCGGCGCCGGCAGAACCGGATCCTCGCGGAGCTCGCCGCGCACCGCGCGCAGGCGGTCCGTGAGCTGCAGGACATCGCCGTCGCGATCGTGGAACGGCTGCGCGTGTCGGACATGGCCCGCCGCATCATCGAGATCGCCGCGACCGAGGGGGAAGCCGCCGCCGCGGCGCAGCTCGGCCTCGCCGGACGCGAGCCGGGCACGGTGGTGCCGATCACGTTCCTCGGTACCCGCACCGGGATCTCTGCCGTGTCAATGTCGGGGTCGGCGTCGCAGGCGGTCGCGATGGTCGCGCTGTCGTTGCAGTCGCGCCTCGAGGTGCTGAATCAACGGATCACCCGGTACCCGCAGGACGCGTACCAGCGGATCGTCGCTTTGTATTCGCCGAACACGCTCCTCGGGATCACGACGTCGCGGGTGCAGCAGGCGCAGTCGGTGCAGCGGTTCCTCGCGGAGGGCATCACCGGGTTCGTCGACAAGTCGGACCGGCGGTGGACGATCGGTGCCTATGCGGAGATGGCCGGCCGTACGAGTGTGAATCGGGCGTACAACGACGCCGCGGTGTGGCGGATGCAGCAGTCCGGGATCGGGCTGGTCACCGTCGTCCGCGGTCTGGATTCGTGCCGGAAGTGCGCGGAGTGGGCGGGGAAGATCCTCTCCACCGACGGCACCCCGCCGGGCCCTGTGACGCTCCCCCACGCGACGAAGTCCGGCACGGTGACGGTCAACGTCGCCGCGACGGTCGACGGGGCCCGGAACGCGGGCTGGGGGCACCCGAACTGCTTCCCGGGCTGGGTGCCTGTCTCAGCGCCGACTGGCGTGACCGCGGCGGACTCGCGATGGTTTGAGGGCGAGCTCGTCGTCATCCACACCGCCGGCGGTCGAGAGCTCTCCGTCACCCCAAATCATCCGGTACTGACGGACGAAGGATGGGTCGCGGCGGGTGCGCTCGTGGAAGGCGACAACCTCGTCAGCTACAGCGGGGATGTCGAGCGGCCACTTACGAGTGACCCAGACCATGAGGGTGTTGAAGCCAGCATTCGCGAGGTCTACGAGGCGCTGCGGCAGTCGGGCCATGTGTCGGCCGTCGCGGTGCCAGGTGCCGCCGAAGACTTCCACGGCGACGGTTCCGCCGACGCCGAGGTCGAGGTTGTACTTGCCGACCGCCTGCTGCGGAGTGACGGCGAGCCCACGGCCTTGCAGCTCCCGGCCGAGAGCGATCTCCTCCTCGGTCGCGTGCGAGAGCGCGAGTTGCTTGCCGTAGGCGCGGCGCTCGAGGTCTTCCATCGTGCGGGTCATCCCACGGACGGCGTCGTGCGCGGCGGCGGCGAGGCGGGCGCGCTCTTCGGGGCTGGTCTGAGCCATGCGGACACGCATGGACGCGGATTGGTCGCGGAGGTCGACGCCGGCGGCGCGGAGGCGGCGCGTGATCGTGTCGCGGGCGACACCGTGCTCGCGAGCGAGTTTCAGGACGCTCTCACCGGCCTCGTATCGACGGATCAGATTGTCAGTGTCGAGCGCAACGCGTTCGCTGGCCATGTCTACAATCTCCAGACTGCTGGGGGTTGGTATACCGCCGATTCTATCATCGTGCACAACTGCCGGTGCCGTCTCGTCCCCTACCTGCCGGGCTTGACGGTCCCGCAGGGCGACACGACGTACGACGAGGTCGCCGAGCGGGAACGCGCCGAGCAGCGGCGCTTGGAGCGGGAGATCCGCGCGGCGAAGCGTCGCGAGGCGACCGCGATGAACGACGCGGACCGTGCACGTGCCGCGCGGGAGGTTCGCGAGGCGCAGGCCGAGATGCGTGGGTTCATCGAGCAGACCGGCCGACACCGGCAGTCGTACCGCGAGCAACTTCACTTCGCCGATGGCCGGCGGTCCTGATCTTCACCATCCTCGGGTGTCAACGCGGCTCTTGCGCTTGATTCTCCCCGCGAAGGCTGCCCATGACGCGCGTTTCCTTTCCGCGCGAGGCAGACCTGCACCCGATGAGCGCGCGGCGGCCCTGACCACAGGTCTGCAGTCGCCGCGCGCTCACCACACGCATCCCCTTGCCGGGGATGCGGTTCCTCGAAGAGCCGGACGACAGCGCCGGAGCGCCCCGGTAGGCGGGCATAGAGGCGGTCTGACCCTCCGTCAAACGGGTCCCCACAGTCCCCGCGTCGTCGCTGGCCCTGCACGGCGGCGACGCGGCCCCACGTCCACCCGCAGGGGGTGGCGCTGATGAGCAGGAGGCTCATAACCATGTCCCGCCAGACCAGCACTCTGGGCGCGCAGTTCGCGCCCGCGTTCCACCGCCCGTTCCTCCGGTACTTCAACGAGGACCACGGCGCCGCCGGCGCACCGCCCGCGGCTCCCCCGGCACCTCCGGCTCCCGCCGCTGAGACGCCGCCCCCGGCAGACCCGGCACCGCAGACGCCGCCCCCGGCTCCCGCACCGCAGCCCCCGGCCAGTCCCCCGGTCCCGACCCCTCCGCCCGCGAAGCCGGTCCAGTACCGCGGCGACCCGGACGAGTACGTCCGCGAGCTCCGCGAGGAGGCGAAGAACCACCGCATCAGCTACGAGAACGAGCAGACCGCGCACCAGGAGACGCAGACGAAGCTCTCGACCGCCGAGACCCGCCTCACAGCCCTCGAACGCGAGAACTACATCCTCCGCAACGCCGGCAAGTTCGGCGCGAACCCGGACGCGCTGCTCGACTCCAAGTCCTTCCTCGACACCATCACGAACCTCGACCTCACGAATGAGGACGAGGTGAAGAAGGCGATCGAGACCGCGCTCGAGAAGAACTCGGCGCTCCGCGCAACCCCGCAGATCCCCGGCATGAGTGGCGGGGGGCACCAGGGCAGCGGAAACACACCCAAGCAGATCACTCTCGACGGCGCCGTATCCGCGGCGCTCGGCGGGTAACCCCCACCAGAAGGAGCCGAAATGGCTGTCTCCCTCTCCGAATCCAAGAACAACGCCCAGACCGACCTCGACGTCGCCGTCATCGACGAGTTCCGCAAGACCGGTGTCATCCCGGACTCGCTGGTCTTCGACGACGCGGTGAACCCGTCCGGCGGCGGCGCGACCCTCACGTACGGGTACCGTCGCCTCGTCACGCAGGCGACCGCCGACACCCGCGCGTACAACAACGAGTACACGCCGCAGAACGTCACCACCGAGAAGGTGACCGTCGACCTGGCGGTCATGGGTGGCGCGTTCGAGGTCGACCGTGTCCTCGCGAAGGTCGGCCCGGCCGCGTCGAGCAACGTGTCGCTGAACATCCAGCAGAAGGTGAAGGCGACGAACGCGAAGTTCGCGGACGTCGTGATCAACGGCGACACCGACCTCGACGAGAACGGCTTCGACGGCCTGAACAAGGCCCTCTACGGGTCGGACACCGAGTTCAAGACCACCGCCGTGACCGACTGGTCGGGTTTCGACTCCGGCACCCGCGCGGAGCACGTCGCGCTCGACGCGATCGACGAGTTCCTCTCGCTGCTCGACGGCGCCCCCACGGTCATCGTCGGCAACGCGAAGACCCTCGCCCGTGTCCGCGCCGCGGCCCGCCGCGCCGGCATGTACACCCGGAACCCGATCGACGGTCTCGTCGGCGCCGACGGTCGCCCGATCGAGCGTGAGTCGTACGGGAACATCGTGTTCGGCGACGCCGGCGCGAAGGCCGGGTCGAACGACCCGATCATCCCGATCACCGCGCGCGGCACGGTCTGGACGATCACGGCGCCCGAGTCCGGCAACTACAAGGTCACCGTTGACGGCCACACGACCGCGGACATCGCGTACGGCGCGAACGACGCCGCGATCAAGGCCGCGATCGAGCTGCTGCCGAACGTCGGCACCGTCACGGTGTCGTCGAAGAAGGTCACCTTCTCGCGCCTGGTCAACGTGGCTGTGTCGGCCGGATCGGTCGCGGTCGACGGAGGCACCTCGGGCACCGGCCTGACCGACCTGTACGCGTACCGTGTCGGCCTCGACGGCTTCCACGGTGTCTCGACGGTCGGCGGCAACCTCGTGCAGACCTGGCTGCCCGACTTCACCACCGCCGGTGCTGTGAAGAAGGGTGAGGTCGAGCTCGGCCCGGTCGCCGTCGCTCTCAAGGCGACGAAGGCCGCCGCGGTCTTCCGCAACATCAAGGTCCAGTGACCCACTGATCCCGGCGCGGCGTGACGTGCTCCGCCGCGCCGGGGTCACCATCCGAGGAGGATCCTGTGCTGATCAAGCACCCCCGGCCAGACCTGGGCCGGCAGAAGGCGTTCGGTGTCGAGTTCATCGACGGTGTCGCGCGTGTGGATGAGCTGCACCCCGAGCGGGAGCTCGCGCTCCGTCAGCACGGGTTCACCATCGAAGACGAGTGGGTTCCGTGCGGTCGCGGCCCGTGCGCCGCTAACGACGGACACGCTGGCACCTGTGCGGAGGCTTCCGGCTGGGCCGATGACGACGTGACCGAGTTCGTCGACCTCGAGACGATGAGCAAGCAGGAGCTGATCGACTACGCCGACCGTGTCGGTGTGGAGCTCCCGAAGCGCGCGAACCGTGAGCAGATCATCTGGATCCTCTCGTCCGACCCGGCAGACCCGGTCGACAACCCTAACGCGATCCAGGAGGGGTGATGGCGCAGCGCGTGTACGCGACCTCGTCCGACTACGTCACCTACACCGGCGACGAGCCGCCCGCGAAGATCGACGCCCTGCTGCGGCGCGCATCCGCGCAGGTCGAGTCGCACATTCGCCTCGCTGTGTACGACGTCGACGACGAGGGCTACCCCACTGACGTGGACGTTGCGGACGCGCTCCGTGACGCGACCTGCGCGTACGCCGCGTACTGGAACGACACCGGTGACATCACCGGCGCCGAAGCGGTCGCCGGGCCCGTGAAGATCGGGTCTGTGCAACTCGGGGGCACCGCCACTGGCGGCGCGTCGTCCCGGAACGTCGCCGACACCCGCCGCTCCGACGAGGCGATCACGATCCTCCGCAACGCGGGCCTGATCACGTCCGCGACCGCGCACAACTAGGAGGACACCGTGGCCCGCCTCCGCCCCAAGCACCTGCCCCACCGCGTCACCATCACCCCGCTCGCGACGGAGACCGCCGAGGGCGTCACAGTAGGCGACCCGGTGGAGAACGTGCCGGCGTACGTCGAGCAGAAGTCCCGGCTGCGGGTGGACCGCCGCGCCACGTCGGAGACGGTCGGGCAGGAGATCACCTCGACGACGATGGTCATCGTCCTCCCCGAACACGACGTACCGCCCCGCACGAAGGTGACCGTCTGGGCCGACACTCCCCGTGAGCGGACGTCGGAGGTCATCGACTCCGCGCTGTTCGACTACACGGGCACCCCGAACCACGTCGAGCTGTACCTCGAGTAGGAGGCCGTCATGGGAGTCCGTGTCGACGTGACCATGTCCGGCGCCGGGTTCGCGCGCGCGGGCGCCGAAGCGCTGCAGCGGCTCGCGCAGGGCGAAACGCTCGCGGCCGAGCGTGGCATGACCCTCGCCGTCGACCGCTCTCCCTGGGATCAGGGGACGCTCGCGGGCGCGCACAGCGTCCAGCCCGCGACAGACCCGGAGGAAGGCGCTGCCATCCTCGTGGACACCCCGTACGCGGCGCGGCTGCACGAGCACCCCGAGTACAACTTCTCGACGGACTCGAACCCGAACGCGCAGGGGAAGTGGCTGGAGAACGCGATCGTCGAGAACCGCAAGGAGCTCGGCGACATCATCCGGAGGCAGGTGGCTGGTGGCTGACGCTCCTGAGCTGATCCTGCGCCGCACTCTTGCTGGCCTGCTGCACACCTGGGGGCTCGCGGTGTACGCGCCGACCGGGCAGATACCGGAGAACGGCGTGAAGCTCGACCGGCCCCTCCCGACCACGGTGAACGCCGTCACGCTGCTCACCAGCCCGCCGACGACGTCGGACGGCCGCGCGGACGTCCTGTACCGGGTGCAGTTCTACACGCGCCGCACCGGCGGGCTCATCCCCATCGAGAACTGGGCCGCCGAGCTGCGCGACCGGCTCGATCAGACCGAGTACACCCCGAACGTCCTCGGCATCTCGTGGGCGTGGGAAACGTCCCGGCTGTACTTCGACCCCGACACGCAGGGCCGCGCCGCGGTCGCCTGCACCTACGCGTTCAGAGGGCGCCGCCATGTCGGAGGTTCGTCGTAAGGTCGTGCGAGAAGACCCCCGCACCGGGTGCAACCGGCCGGGGGCATGGCAACCACTGGATTGGAGTGGTCACATGAGCAATGGTAGAGCGCCCGTCAGCCGGAATGCATCGCTCGCGGAGCGCCTCGCACATGGCGGATGGAGGGAGATCATCCGCGTCGCTGAGCTCGGGCCCTGCTGGGAGTGGGATGGGCCGCGCAACGGAGATGGCTACGGCTACTGCAGCATCGGTTCCCGACGCTCGCGCGGTGCACACCGGCTCTCGTACGAGCTTCACATCGGCCCCATCGAAGCGGGCATGGTCATCTGCCACCGCTGCGACAATCCGCCGTGCATCAACCCGGACCATCTCTTTCCAGGAACGCACGGCGACAACCTCGCGGACATGCGCGCCAAGGGTCGCGAGCGGTACATCGCCGGCGACGGTCACCCAAGCTCGAAGCTGACAGACGAACAGGTGCGCGAGATTCGAGCACTCGCCGCGAGCGGCCAGAGCTACCCCACTCTCGCCGCTCGGTTCGGCGTCACCAGCAGCAACATCGGCCGCATCGTCCGTGGCCAGTCCCGACGCGCAGCCTGATCGTTCGCGTCCCGAACCGAATGGCCCCGCCTACACGGGGCCGTTCGTCGTCCCATCACGCCTTCCGCGGCCGCCGGCCGTAGGAACATCCCGCCGGAAGCGCCGGCACACTCACCCAGAAGGAGGCGGCCATGGCCGACCACACTCTCTATGACACGATGGCGCCCTCCGCGGGGTCCGTCGCGCTCGCCCACCAGCGACTCATCCGCGTGAAGCAGTCGGGTGTGTTCGTGAACATCACCGGGGACATCAACAACCTCGCGCTGAACCCGACGAAGATCGCCGTGCCCCGCGAGGTGTACGGGCAGAAGGGCCGCAACGGCGAGGACATCATCGGCTACAACTTCGCGCCGTCGTTCAACGTCGAGGTCGTCCGTGACCCCGTGACGAAGCAGATCGTCGCTGCGCAGGCGTGGTTCAAGGACCTCGTCGAGGCCGCGTTCTCCGAGGGCGAGGCGAACAAGCGGGAGTTCCAGCTGTTCACCGACGCGCTCGACGAGGACATGCCGGTGTTCCAGGGCACGTTCTCCGTCGCGTACTCGGAGGCGAACACCGGGTTCGCGGACAAGGGTGTCGTCACGTTCACGCTCGCGAACGACGGCGTGGTGGAGCAGGTCCCCTCGCCGATCGCCGGTGACGGGAAGCCGATCATCGAGTCGGTCGGGCCCTCGCTCGCCGAGGTCGGCGACCTGATCGTGATCCGCGGGTACAACATGACCGGCACCACCGGCATCTCGATCGACTCGCAGCCCGCGTCGAACTTCACCGTCGTCGACCCGTACACGATCGTCGTCGAGATCCCCGCGTCCGTCACCGGTGCCGCCGCGATCGTCGTCACGAACGCTGCGGGCGCGTCCGACTCGTTCAGCTACACGGCCGCCACGGCCTGACCCGAGGGAGTTGCAGGGGACTCATGACGGTCACAGCAGAGAAGGTCGGCCGCAACCTCGTGCTGACCATGGAGGGGGTGGAACCGTTCACGGTTCGCCCCCTCCCCGGCCTCGCCGGGATCCAGATCACCGACGCGTACATCCATGCCGCGGGGGGCATGTCCGCCGCGGACATGGAGGCCGCGTTCGTCATGGCGGTCGACGGGGCGCGGGAGAACACGATCACCGGCCGCTGGGAGCCGGTGCCCGCCGAGGAGCGGGCGAACTACAACCGGATCGCGAGGGAACTGTCGCAGGCGGAGGCGGAGGAAATCCTCATGCCCGCGTTCCTGTGGCAGACGACCCTCGGTATGGACGGCGTGAAGGCGTACCTGGAGGGTGGTGGTGGCCTCGCCGGGACCCTAAAAGCAACGGGGGCGCTGTCGCGCCGGCTGGGGCTCTTGGCCCGGACGACATCGCCCGAGGCATCCGCGACGGCCTGATCATCCCGATCGGGAAGTCTGACGAGAACGGCCTGTACGCGGACTACGTGTACACGCCGGAGTGGAAGACGCAGCGTGCCGCGCAGCTGGCGCGCGCGGAGGCCACCGAACCGCCCGGGGGCGCGTCGATGGCGGCGAAGGAGTTCTGGCCTCTGGTGTGGCCGGAACTGTTCGAGCAGGTCGAGATCGACCTCGCGCAGGCGGGCCTCGTGCCCGACCTGGACGCCGCGCTCCGCACCCGGACGTGGCACTTCATCCGTACGGCGATCCTCCGCCTCCCTGACATCGAAGGCACGTGGGTGCAGAAGGCGGTGAGCGATCTTGTTCGACGTCGGAGCGCTGATCTTCAAGATCCAGGCGGCTGGGGCGCAGGTGTTCCAGCGGGACATGGACCAGGCCGACAAGGCCATCAAGAAGGTCGAGGGTTCCGCTAAGTCCGCGAAGCCCGCTGTCGAGGGGCAGGGGAAGGCGACCGAGGAACTCGGGAAGAAGTCGTCCGACGCCGCGCCGAAGCAGGAGAAGCAGGCCAAGGCGACCGAGGCGCAGACCGAGGCCGCGAAGACCCTCTCCCGGGCGCTGCTCGCCGCCGGCACGGCTGTGGGCGTGCTGGTCGGCGTGTCGGTCGCGAAGTACGCCGAGTTCGATCAGGCGATGTCGAACGTGCGCGCCGCGACCATGGCGACCGCGGCGGAGCAGAAGCAACTCGCCGACGCTGCGCTCGAGGCAGGCGCCGACACGGTGTACTCCGCGGCAGAAGCGGCCGCGGCGCAGGAGGAACTCGCGAAGGCGGGCCTCACGGTCACGGAGATCGTCGGCGGTGGCCTCACCGGTGCGCTGTCGCTCGCCGCGGCCGGGCAGCTCGCAGTCGCCCGGTCGGCGGAGATCATGTCGACCACGCTGAAGCAGTTCAAGCTGCCCGCCGAGGACGCCGCGCACGTGTCCGACCTGCTCGCCGCCGGCGCCGGTAAGGCGATGGGCTCCGTCGAGGACCTGTCGCTCGCACTGTCGTACGTCGGCCCGGTCGCCGCAGGTCTCAACATCAGCATCGAGGAGACCGCGGGCACGCTGGCGTACTTCGCGGAGCAGGGCATCCTCGGTGAGAAGGCGGGCACGTCGCTGCGCGGCGTGATCATGTCGCTCACCGCCCCCTCCGCGATCGCCGCGCGCACGATGGGCGAATACGGGATCAACGTGTTCGACGCGTCGGGGAACATGAAGTCCCTCGCGGAGATCTCGCAGATCCTGAAGTCCCGGCTGGGTGGGCTCACCGAGGCGGAACGGTCCGCCGCGCTGGGCCGCATCTTCGGTAACGAGCAGATCACGGCCGCCCGCATCCTGTACGCCGGTGGCGCGAAGGCGATCGAGGACTGGACCGACGCGGTCAACGACTCCGGGTACGCCGCGGAGCAGGCCGCGATGCGGCAGGACAACCTCGCCGGCGACATCGAGAAGCTCGGCGGCGCGTTCGACACCGCGTTCATCAAGACCGGGTCCGGAGCGAACGACGTGCTCCGTCAGATGGTGCAGGGCGTTACCGCGCTCGTCGACTTGTTCGGTGAGGCGCCGGGCGAGGTGCAGACCACTGCGCTCGCGGTCGGTGTTCTCACCGGCGCGGTGCTGCTCGCGTCGGGCGCGGCGGTCGGGTTGAGGGTGAAGTGGATCGAGCTGAAGGAGCAGCTCGACAAGTCGAACGTGTCCATGGGGAAGACCGCGCTGATCGGCGGGGCTGTCGGGCTCGCGCTGACCGGTGTCGTCACCGTCGTCACGATTCTCGCCCAGAAGCAGGCCGAAGCGCGCGCGAAGGCGCAGAGCTACGCCGACGCGATCGAGTCCGGCACACGCGCGGTCCGTGACCTCGCGGAAGCGAACCTGCAGGCCGAACGCACCCTCGGGTGGCTGAACTTCGGCTCCGCGTACGACAACGCCGACAAGCTCGGCATCAGCCTGGACCTCGTCACGGACGCGGTCACCGGGAACGTCAAGGCGATGGAGGAACTCAACGAGGTCCTCGACATCGCCACCGGCGGCGGGGACGCCGCGCAGAAGATGGCCGACGAGCTCGGCATCAGCTACCTCGACCTGGCACAGTCCGCCGGCACCCTCCGGGAGCAGGTCGACGAGGAGCGTGCCGCTCAGGAGCGGGCGAAGGTGCTGCGGGAGCAGGCAACCCGTGCGACCGACGAACAGACCGCCAGCACCCGCACCGCCGCGGAAGCGTACCTGGAAGCCGCGGAGGGGGCGGAGGAGCTCGAGTCGCAGCTGTCACAGCTGATCGACACGATCTTCGCTCAGAACAAGGCGAACTTGGACGCACGTGAGGCTCAGCGACAGTGGATCGAAGCGCTCGAGGACTTCGACGCCGCACTCGCCGAGAACGGAACCAGCCTGGACCTGAACACGCAGGCCGGGCGAGACAACCAGGAGAACCTTGACACGATCGCTCAGCGGGCGATGGAGGTAGCCGAAGCCACCACGGCCGCTGGCGGGAGCTATGACGACTTCCGGGCATCGCTCGAAGGGTCGCGGCAGGCCCTCATCGACCGGATCCAGCAGCTTGGGTACGCCGGCGACGAAGCGGCGGCGATGGCGGATGAGATCCTCCGCATCCCGTCGCAGACGGAATGGAAGGTCGTCGCCGACACGTACGCCGCGCAGGAAGCCCTCGACCGGTTCATCTGGAGCAACGACGGCCGCACCATCTCGCTGCGGGTCGCCACGCCCGGCCTGCGTTCCACGGTCGGCAACGACGGCGGCCCCGGCGGGTTCGCTGACGGAGGGTTCGCATTCTTCGCCGGCGGCGGTGTCCGCGAGAACCACGTCGCCCAGTTCGCCCGTGCCGGCGAGTGGCGGGTGTGGGCGGAACCGGAGACCGGCGGGGAGGCGTACATCCCCCTCGCCCCGTCGAAGCGGGCCCGCTCCGAGCAGCTCCTGAGCGAAACCGCGCGGATCTTCGGCGGCACGTACATTCCCGCGGGCGCCACCGGGTACGCGAACGGAGCCACAGGCATCGCCACAGCCGCGCCCGCGGGGCCGGTTGTGCTGCATCTGTACGACATCGACGGCGTCATGCGAGGCGCCATGCGAGCCGAGATCAAGCAGTCCGCCGGCATCGTCTACGAAGCGGCCGCAGCTGAGAAGAACCGGAGGCGTTGATGCTCAGAATCGGGCGGGTCGGACGCGACGTCAACCTGCGTGTGTCCCGATGGGATGACCGCGACCGGACCACCCAGGTGGAGTTCTCCGTCCGCGGCATCGGGCACAGCGCGGCCACCACGCTCCGGGACCAGCTGCTCGGTTACGTCAACTCTCCCGACGAGGCGTTCGTGCCGGTGCTGTGGGACGACGATCCGTCGGTGGCGGGGTATTACCGGGTCCTCAGCGTGTCGGTGACGCCGCACCGCGCAGGCGCGTTCCTCGGCTACTACGCGTTCGCGGTGACCATCGAGCGGGTGACCGGGTACGCGGCGCCGCTGATCGAGCTGCACAGCCTCGGCACGGTGCGCACGAACGAGCACTCCAGCGCGACTGCGACGCAGTCGTACTGCTTTCCCGCCGCGGCGCAGTCGATCGCTTTCCTCTCGGAGGCGTCCGGGTCGTTCATCCCGTTCGCGGCCGCCCGGACACGGGAGGGCGCACGGGGTGACGTGCTCTCATACGATCAGCTCGCGTCGCAACGGTACACCGCCCAGTTCTACGTGGATCCCGCCGGCTACTACGACGGCGCGGCGACGGTCCTCGCCGGCGACGACCTCGCCGTCGTCGTGGGGAGGCAGGTCCCGAACACTCCGGACTCGTGGCGTGTCACGAATGGGCTGTTCGAGGTCGAGCCCGACGGCAGCGGCGGGTTCGGGCTGCGGTGTCGGATGTTCCTCGACGGGGCGTTTACCGACTGGGTGCCGTTCTCGATCATCTCGTCCGGCGTTCTCCTCGACCCCCGGGTCCCGCTGCCCGCACCGCACACGATCACCATCCTCCGCAACGGTCCCGAGGAGGTCGCGATCCGGCTGCTCACGGCCGCGCCGTCCGCGTTCACCGGGAACGCGTACTCCCCGATCTACGTCGATATCTCGCTGCGCCGCGGCGCCCGATGGGTCGGTGTGGAGCTGCGGTCGGTGTTCAACGGGTACCATGGTGTCCGCTGCCCGGCGCTCGCATCCGGCACGTACACCGACAGCGAGTACTGGAACAAGGCGGTCGGGGCGGCGCGGATGGTCGTCGGGGGGCCCGAGACGATCGGGCAGACCGGGGATGACCTGTACCCGTACCAGTCGGCGATCCAGAACGTCAAGGTGTGGACGTTCATGATCGGCCTCGTCGACGGCTCCGACTCGGACGACACCGTCGCGGACGCGTTCGCGGAGTACATGTTCGCGGGGTCGCAGAAGCAGGCGGTGGTGGCGCAGTGACGGTCACGGAACGGCTGCGGGGCATCGGCGCGTGGTCGCTGAGCCTCCGCCCGGACACGCCGACGCAGGTCAAGAACCTGATGCTGCCGGAGGTGTCCGGGTACGGGCACATCGTGATCACCCCGAACCGGGTCGACCTGGGGGCGATGTCCGACGAGGACGCGCTCGCGCTGTCCCGCTACACCGGCATCTTCCTCGCCCGCGACGAGCAGAACCTCACCCTGTCCGGGTACGGGGTGAACGCGTGGCTGGGCGACGGGAACAAGGGTCGCTCGTTCGGCCTGTTCGGCCCCGGCGCTGGGGCGGGGAACACGTACATCACGACCGGCGCGTTCTCGCAGTGGGTCGACGCGATCCTGCAGGACGGGTTTCTCACCGAGGGCACGATCTCGTCGATCTCCGGCACGTACACCGTCGTCCACGAGCGCGGGTTCTTCCGTGACGTGCTCGACGCGGTGTGCGACCGGTTCGGGGCGGACTGGGTGGTGCGCCCCGACTTCTCCCTCGACGTCGGCACGCAGGCGGACCTGTTCCGCGTCACCCCGGAGGCGCTCATCGTTCGCCACCGCGCGGACTCCGGCCGCGACATCGCCATCCGCGGCGTCACCGGTGAGCTCGATATGACCCGCGACGTCGAGGACTGGGCACGGCGCGTGATCTTCTGGTGGGACGATTCCGGCAGCCCGACCGCGTCGATCGCGGATGGCGGCGTCGCCGAGGCGGACGTCCCGTTCCGCGGGCCGACCGGCGGGCCGCCACTCATCGACCGGATCGTCGACGGCTCCCGGGTGGATTCCTCCGGTGACGCCGCGGCGCTGGCCGCAGCGCACTGGGCGCAGACGTCCGGTGTCCGCGCGGAGATGACGCTGCGGTCCAACGAGTACGACATCGGCCGCGACGTCGCCGTCGGCGACAACGTGTACGTCTTCGACCACGAACGCGGCATCTTCGACCTGAACAACCCGGTCACCTACCGGGGGCAGACGATCTACCCACGCGTGATCCGCTGCGTCGGGTACACGTGGCCGATCCGGCAGGGCATGGGCGTCTGGTTCCGCCGGTACCGGAAGGTCGGCGGGAACTGGGAACTCGAGTGGATCGACCTGACCCCGTACGTCGTCTGGGAGGACGGCAACACAACTGTCGAGGTCGGCGCGAAGCCTCGGCAGAAGCTCTAACAGAGACCATCGGAAGGGGTCAGAATGACCGTCATCACCACCAACGACCACCCGATCGTGGACTCGTCAGGGCAGCCCGCGGAGGGACGCATCCTGTTCACCCGGTCCGCGCGCGGGATCGTCGACGGCGACCTGGTGACAACGACGCCGGGGACGGTGACCGTCAAGGACGGGCGGATCGCGAGACCGGCCACGTTCGACCTGCCCGCGACGGGTGAGGGTGAGGGCGTGCTCATCGTCGAGCTGTTCCGCAACCGTGGCGAGGAGGCGAAGGCCGTCTCGTTCTGGGTGGAGGTGCCCGACGAGGAGTCGATTGAATACGCGGACCTTCCGCAGATCACGACGCCGTCGGCGGGGGCCGACGTGCCGGCGTGGGCGCGGGAGCTGCTGGACGCGATCGAGTCCGTCGAGGGCGTGAACGACGTCATCGTGAAGGACCTGATCACCGACCCGGAGACCCAGACCGGAGCCGCCCTAAACGCCACGATTGACACGGCGGTTGGCCGGTTCAGCCTGCCGAACTACGGCGCGGCGATGGCCGCATTCCACGCCGGAACGCCCACCCGGATCAAGTGGCTCACCTGGGGCGACTCAATGGCGCAGGGCATCTTCGAGCGGCTCGCGCCCCGGCTCCGGCTGCACCTGGGAGGGCAGTTCGCGGGCGTCTACTTCACCGGCTCCACCCGCAGCGTCACCGCGATCACGTCCACCGGGACGATCACCGACGCGACGACCGCATATGACGCATGGCCTACCGGCGCTGTGTCCACGTTCGCGACCGGGGCGACCCGCACCTACGGCGTCGGCGGCGCGTCGACCGTGTGCGACACCGTGAAGGTGTACTACGTCAAGGAACCCGGGGCGGGCACGTTCAAGGTGCAGATCGACGGGGAGGACGTCGAGGGATTCACCAGCATCAGCGCCGCCGGAACGCTCGGCACGCTCGGCGTCGTGACGCTCGACGTCACCCGCGGCGCGCACACCGCGAAGGTGGTCAACCTCACCGGCGCGGTGCGGATCATCGGGCTCGGCTTCGAGGACTCCACCGTCTCCGGTCTGGTCCCCATCAACGTGTCCAAGGGTGGGCTGGAGCTGCCTGACGCGATGGGCGCGGCGACCGCCCGCGCCAACTTTGCCGCGTTCCTGGAGGACGTGCAGCCGACCATCATCACGCACGAGATGAAAGAGTCCGCGACCTGGTACCAGGAACGCCTCACGCAGCTTCTCGACGTGTTCGCGGACGGTGCGCCGCTGGCTGACGTGGTGCTGGTGGCGACGCCGGAGATCGGCGGCACCGCGCACACCGGCATTCCCGAGCAGAACGCGACCCTCCGGGCGCTGGCGAAGCAGTACGGGCATCCGGTGTTCGACGCTGACATCGCGTTCGGGTCGTATGCGTCTGCGCTCGCGCACGGCCTCTACTCCGAGGGCGACACGGTGCACTACAACACCGCGGGCAAGGACTACCTCGCTGGACTGTTCGCCGCGGCGACGGCGCTGTTCGCCCGCGCCGCATCCACGCAGTCGCGCGACGTTAGCGCCGTGCTGGAACAGTCGTTCCGGCTCGGGCCTGACGTGGACGACTACGTGAGCCTGATGGAGCAGCAGTCAGGGTTCGATGTGCTGTGGAAGCTGAAGCGGCAACTCGCGATCACCCCGCAGTCAGGGACGCCGGATGCGTCGTCGTGGCTCATCCGCCCCGACAACGGCAACAATCAGCAGATCCCGAACGGCGTCCGGGTGGGCACCACAGGGCCGTTCGTGCGGGGCATCAACGCGTCTGTCGCCTCGTTCATGACTGCGCGCGGCGGCGGTGTGCCGGTCGCGGTCAGCCAGCGCGCGTACATCTCCCAGGTTCAGACCATCGCATCGGCATCCGGTGCCGTCACCATCGACCTATCTCTCGGGACCGTCGTTCTGCTCACGCTGACCGGCAATGTCACGTCGTGGACGTTCTCAAACCCGGACGGTGCGGGGCAGGAGGTGGAGGTTCACTTCATCCAGGATGCCACAGGTGGCCGCACCCTGGCCGGGAAGGCGTCGACCATCGACCTGGCGGGCGGGGCGCTCACGCTCAGCACGGGCGCGAACAAGCGCGATGTGATCCGGTTCCGGTTCGTGTCGTCGCGGTTCGTCGAGACGTCCCGATCGATGAACGTCGGCTGACCTAAAGACCTCATTTAGTTACGGGGCCCTGGCAGATCGCCGGGGCCCCTCGTCATGCCCGGGAGGTACCGCCATGCCCGAAACGACGACCCGCGCCGAGGCGCGCGAAGCGATCCGGCAGGCGCTGCTCGACTGGCGCGCCGCGGGCGAACCGGACCCGGTGATCCCGGTGTACGCCGACGAGAACGGCGACGGGGTGCCCGACTTCTACGGGCTCGACGCGTTCGGTCAGCTGCGGCTCGTGCCCGGCGTCACCGTCGCCGAGAGCGTCGCCGCCCCGACCGGGACGGAGGGCCCGTGATGGCGGAGTGGGCATGGCGGGACGGGCAGCGGCTCACCCCGGCGATGGCCGCGGACTTCGACGCGCTGAACACGGAGTTCCACCGCATCACCGGGTGCTGGCTGCGGGTGAGCTCCGGGCTGCGCACCGACCAGGAGCAGATCGACATCTTCCTGTCCCGGTACGTGCCGTCCTGGCAGGTGAACGGCCGCCGCGTCTACGACTACCGGTGGTGGAACGGCGTCCTGTACGCCCGCATCTCATCCGCGGGGACCGTCGCCGCCCCCGGCACCTCGAACCACCAGATCAACATGGCCGCCGGCCGGTACGGGGCGCTGGACGTCTACGACACCGGATCCGACGCGGGCGTGCTCACCCGCGGCTCGTGGCGGGCGAACGTGTTCGACCAGATCGCGTGGCGCTACGGCTACGACTCCGAGGGTTACGCCTTCGGGGAGAACTGGCACAAGCGCTACAACCGCAACCCCTGGCGCCCGATCGCCGCTCCCGCCGGCGATGAGAAGCCCGCGCCCGCACCTGAACCCGAACCGGAACCGGAAGACGAGGACGACGACATGTGGAAGCCGACCGTGCACGTACGCACCGAGGGGCCGTTCGAGGCGACCCTAGCCCACCCCGAGTTCGGACTGGACCTCGACCAGCACACCGGCCCCGGCACCGGCGGGAAGCGCCTCACCGGCGACGGCAAGGCGACCGTGTACCGCGGGTTCATGGTCACCGCCGACAAGGCCCTCGCGACCGCCTGGGCGCGCATGTACACCAAGGGCAGCGGCCTGGAGACCTCCCGCACCGACCGGGCCGGGTACATCGCAATCCAGGTTGAGGCATCGAGGGTCTCGGCCGAGATCGCGTCGTGATCCTCGGGATGCCGCTCGAGCTGATCCTCGGCCTCCTCGGCCTCGGGGGAGTCGTGCTCACGACCACCGGCGTCATCATCGGCACGATCGTCTCCGCTCGCGCGCAGAAGCGAGCGGCGAAGGTGCAGGCCGCCGCGAATACGAACGTCGCCGAGAACAAGCTAATCGACCAGCTGCAGGAAGAACTCGCCCGATACCGGGACGACAACGACCGGCGCGTGGCGCGGCTCGAGGTCGAAGTCCAGCAGCTCACCGAGGAGAACCGGGGGTACCGGGCGTTCATCGGCGTGCAGCGGGACCACATGGCCGCGCACGGTATCCCGCTCCCACCCTGGCCGGAAGGCCTTCCCCGCTGAACAGACCTTGAGGAGGTCACCATGAAGAAGGCTCTGCTCGGGTGGTTCTCACCCGAACGGCGCGTCGCGCTGTACGCGGTCGCGCTCGTCGTCCTGCCCGCCCTGGCCCGATTCGGGCTCATCCAGGAGTCCGCGGTCGAACCGTGGCTCATCGTCGTGCAGCTCGGCCTGCAGGTCCTCGCGGGCGTGCTGATGCTGACGAACCTGTCCTTCCAGGACGCGGCGACCTGGTTCGCGCGGGGCGGCCGCGCCGCGATCTACTCCGCCGGCGCGTTCCTCGCCCCTGCGCTCACCGCGCTCGGGCTGCTCACCAGCGAGCAGGCCGAGCAGTGGCTGCAGGGCCTCGCCGACATCCTGTCGATCGCGGCCGCTCTCGTCGCGGCGCTGTACATCAGCCCGACGAAGACGCCGCAGCAGGGCGTCTAGTCCTGCCCCATCCGGGACGCCTTGATCGCCCCGTGCACGGTCATGCCGAGCACGGCGGCGATCTCCGGCCAGGTGTGCCCCGCCGCGCGCGCCTCGCGGATGAGGCGCGCGCGGTCGGCGTAGAGCTCGCTGACGGCGCGGTCGAGGTCGGCGTGCGCGCGGGCCAGGTCGTCGAGGCTCATGTGGACGAGTGTAACTGATAGTTGTTGCATGTAACTAGGAGTTGTGTAACCATGAGTTGCACAACCCGCAGTTACATACCCCGACCGAAGGACCCCACCATGAAGATCCGCCCGCTGACCGTCGCCGCAGTCCTCGTCGCCGCGACGATCGCATTCGCCCCGGCCGCAGCGCACGCCGACACGATCGAGCCGCCCGACGTCGTCGCCCAGATCCCCGTCGACGAGACCCCGGCGGAGGAGTCTCCGGCAGACGAGCCTCTCGACGAGACGCCCGTCGACGAGTCGCCGACGGAGGAGCCCCCCGCGGAGGAGGAGCCCGTCGACCCGCCCGCGCCCGACCCGATCCGCGTCGAGACCGCCCCGCCCGCGCCGACGTTCACCGACCCGTGCGGCCGGGACAACGTGCAGGTGACGCTCCCCGCCGACGCCGGCCCGTGGCTCTACTACATCCACCGCGACCCCGTCGGCGGCACCGGGTACGTCGGCGCGTACCTCCCCGAGGGGTACGTGATCGGCGACACCGGCTACCGGTACTGGTGGCCCGTATTCGAGTTCCGCGACTCGCAGCTGCCCTGCCCTCCCGACGAGGTCCCGCCGCCCGTCGTCGACGTCGAGCCTGTGGAGCCGATCGCCCCGGCCGTGCCGGTGTCCGCGCCGATGCTCGCCGAGACCGGCCCCGGCGACATGACCGGCATCGCCGCTCTCGCGGGTCTCGGCGCGCTCGTCATCGGGCTGGGACTGTTCTTCCTGAACCACCGGGCACGCCGAGCACGCTGATGCCATGCGCCGCGGAGTGCCGGCGCCGGTCCTCTGGTTCCTCGGCCTCGCGGACCTCGACCTCGCGCTGCTCGACTACCTGATTCTGATGCTGGTGCTCCGCACCTGACGACGCCCCGCGCGTCCCCCGCTTCGGCTGGGGACGCGCGGGGCGTTTCGTCGTGCCAGCCCCGGCCTCGGTTTAGGGGCGTATCCTGATGGTCCTCGCACAGACGCGAGACGGCCCCGCCGCTGTTGGCGCAGCAGACGGGGCCTGCCGAACCCCTGAGCTAGCAGGAGCCGACAATGCACAGTACCGCTGTACCCACCCGCCTGACCACGCACCCCGCCGTGACGGCCTTCCTCGCCCGCTACCGCGGCGACTCCCGGAAGACGTACACCGCCGCGATGACCCGCTACCTCACCTGGTGCGAGGAGCACGGCGTGGATCCGCTCGCCGCGACGCGCGCCGCAGACCCGCGCATGGCCGAGCGGTACGACCGGAACCGGCACAACCTCGACCGCCACGCCGTCTACAAGCTCGGCGCCCACCTGTCCGGCATCGCTGACCGGATCGCCGCCTAGCGAGCGAGAACCCCGCGCCCGGTCCGGGCGCGGGGTTTCTTGTCGTCTCAGCGGGCGGCGCGGATGATCAACGACGCCACGAGCATCACAATCCCGACGGCGATCAACGCGACACCCACCCACACCCACAGCTGCGCCTGGGCGACACCATCAGCTCCGACCGGGAACCCCGCGAGAGCGGTCGCATACTGCTGGACCCGCTCGGCGCGCTGCACCGAATACGCGCCGAGCGCGCATGTGATTGCCCCGACAGCGACCGCAACGGCCCCGATCACGACCAGCGCCATGAACGCGGGATTCTTTGCCTGCTCATTCCCCATGCCCGCGAGCATATCGATCAGCTTCCTCGTGCGTCGATCCGCGCGATCTCCGCGAACGTTGCTCCCGTCTCGATCACCAGCACGGCCAGTTCGGACAACGAGACTCCCGCCTGTTCACGGTGCCCGTGCGGCACCTCCGGGTTGATGGCGATCTGCACTTTCCAGCGGTCCAGCTCCTCTATCGCGTCTCGGGTACCGAATATCGGATGACGCTCACCACGGATCGTAGTTCATATGAACTACGCAGAGCGTCGGGCTACCCCCGGGAGTGGGTGCCGATAGCTTCGCCTCGTGACGCGGACTCCGACCGGCCCTCTCTCCGGGGCCATCGCCGAACAGCTCCGCGCCGCGTTCCACGAGTCCGGGCGCCGGCAGAGCGATGTCGGCGAGGCGGCCGGGGTGTCGCAGTCGCAGCTGTCGAAGATCCTCCGCGGTGTTCGGGTGCCCGACGTCGACACGCTCGACGCGATCTGCGCCGCTCTGCAGCTCGACGTCGTCGAGGTCGTGGCCGCCGCCGCCCGCAAGATCCGCGGCTGATGAGTTCGTCCGTCGTGTTCGGTTGATCACGACCAGGAGACCGGCGAACGCGACGGCGGCCATCGTGGCGATCGCGTATTCCGCGGTGGCGGCGCCGGTGTCGTCGGGCTGCCGTGGGAGGAACAGTCGCTCGGCGCGGC